ATATTCAGCAGTAATGATTGCCGATTGTAAAGCTTCATCGACAAGAACAGCACCGATTTCAAAGTGCTTACGAAAGATTTCTTTTGCTAATTGTTTTGTGTTCATTTTAGTTTAATTTAGTTTTAAAAATATGTGCGTTGATTGGTCGCACCCCCACGTCTTTGGTAAGGTTAAAATATTTTACCAGTTATTTCAATTGCATTTCCATTTGAATGGAATCTGTTTGTTTTAATACCTGATTTGTAGAAATTAAGATGTCTGTCATAAATCACCATTACACCATTGTTATCCCAAGAAGATACAACACGCAAAGTAAATATTTTATCATCTACCATATTTACTACTCCTGTATTGATCATGCCATTTTCTTCATAACTAACAATGTCATTTATTTCAACATTGTCAAATTTTTTAGATTTTGTAATTTTTTGTGTTGTGTTCATTTTATTTCGTTTTTGTTTCGTTTAGAATTCAAAAGTATAAGTAATATTTGAAACTGCAAAACATTTTTCAAATTATTTTTACAAATCTCACCAAATGCAGTGTGGGTAAGGAAAGAAATTTTTGTTCATATCCTAAATGTCAGCGCAAACCTTACAAAACAGATACAAAATAAAAAATCCCGATGTAGAAACATCAGGATATTATTCACTAAACTAAAACTAAAACGAGAACAAACACTATATTTTAAAGTACAAATCTGCTTCTGCAGTTCTGCGCCTGGTCAAACCTTTTAACACCGTTAATTTGCCACCTACTGTTGCCTTATTCCATTTCATAAATTCATCTTTTATTGATGAATCATTTGGATTAATCAAAATTTTCTTTCTTAATGTTGATTTAGTAAATGCACTTATGCCAACATTATAGATAAATGATAGACATGAATCAAACTGATTTTGATTAAGATTCAATCCATGCAAAGGTATTGATTTATTCTTTAATTCCCACATCAACAATTCATTTGCTTGCTGTTCATTGATAGTATCACCTAACTTGATTTTGCGTCCATCTGTGTACATGGTGCTTCCAAAACCTATGGTGACTACAGATGCAGGACACAAATAACTTTTTGCTTTGTAACCTTCAAACATCTTGATTATGTTGATGCAATTCTGTGATGCTGTCATTATTTCTTAAGTTGTAATATATTACCAATTATGCTTAATAAAAGTGCTATTATAAGCCACATTATCCAACGATTTTTTGTAGTCACTTTACTGTGTAGTTTACTGTTCTGTTGTAACAAATCGTTACACTTGTTGTTACATGCAATTAAATCAAATCTTATACTGGTCAATTCAGCTGAATCTTTAATCACCTTCACAATCGTTTTAACCGGGTATTTTGACGCAATGATTACAGGTCTGTTAATTAGTGTTGTCTTATTCTTTATAAGCCAAATTGTGTCCTTTGGAATTTCTTCGTATTCATTTATTTTAATTGCAGAATAAACAGTATCAAAACTTACAATTGTGTCAACTTTTGATATTATACAAGGGAAAGAATCCTTGCAGAATTTGGCAAGAAGTTCGGGGTGTTTTGCATTTATTTTGTCAAGTTTTTTGGACGGATTACAAGACAAGATCATCATTGTCATCAACATCATCAATACTGGTATCAAATATTTGTTCATAGATATTATTTAAAGATTCACTAATTATGCTTATTGCTTGAAATTTTATTGTGTTAATTATTGAACGTTCATCTTCATCCATTAACCCGGTATCAAGTAGATCAATTGCACCAAGTGAATTGAATGCCGCTGCAATGTATTCGCTGTTTCTGTCATCAATTTCAAATTCAATGTTTTCGTCTAACATAACTTACCATTAATGATTGAATAATTTTTGACTGTATAGTCACCATTATTTTCAATTTGTATGTGTGCAAATCCATGCATTGTGTTACCAACCAATGGTGAATAATCAGCACGTAATTCGCATAAACAACCTGTGGACCAACAACTGATTATATTGCCATCTAAATCCGTTTCAGGATGATGTGAAGGTCTATGCAGATGTCCGACAATTAACGATTGTTTTGCCCTTAAGAATGCGCCACGTGATGGATTAACCGGTGTGAAAACTCCTTTGAAAATATGGTGACCATGTGTGATCGATAACTTTCCTGCTTTTACAAGAACTTTGTCATCAAGTATTGTCACTTTAACCTGGTTAAGTTGCAAACGTTCTTCAAGATAAAAATAATCATCATCCCAAATTTCACGGACTTTTGCATGCAAGAACTTTTCCCATCTTACGCAATGGTTACCTTTTAGCCAGTAGATGTGCGCCTTTGGAAATGCTTTTCTAAGTTGTTTTAAGAACTCTTTTGTTGCATCAAATTCTTGCTTAATACTTCTTTTCTTAACGTCATGTTCGAAACGGGACACCTGGTGCATGTCGATTAGATCACCGTTTATGAATATAGTATTTACCTTTTCTTTTTTACCATAATCTAATGCTGTAGTGACTGCAGAAATGTTATGATACGGAATGTGCAAATCACTAATAAGCAAAATATTGTTACAGCATACAGGTAAAATATAAGGGAGTCGTTGTTCTTCATAAGATTCTGGTAAATTGTACGGGTTTTTTGGTCTGCTTTCAGTCATGTGAAATTCAGTATTTTTTATTTTATGTTTTAATTTTTCGCCGACTTTACCTTCAATATACCTTAATGAATTTCTGCAATCTTCAACATGTTTAAAGGTCAATTTGTTATCCGAATACATTATCCTTGCCAACTTTAATGTTGGATAATTAGGATATTTTTTCCTGTATTCTCTTGCAATATTACTTTTCTTTACCAAAAAATTTACCTGCTGAATTAGTGAACAAATTCTTCATGATGTAAGCAAGTGCTGTTGTAAGTGCCATAGTGCCAATTGCTTTCCAATCAAAAATTAATGATCCTGCTTCAACTGTTTGGTAAACAATTGTGATTACTGATGATAAAACTGCCATTAAAAGACCTTTTAAAAAGTCAGTTGTGTTAAGTGTTAAAAATGTACTGTTCATATTTATTGGTTTATTTGGTTTCTAAATTGGTGATTCTTACTTCGTGATTATCAATGTCTGATTTGATGACATCAATGTCTTTGTTAATGGCAACATCAGACAACAATATCTGTTCGATTTTCTTTTCAAACCTATCTATTTTCTTAAGAAAGATATTGCTTACAAATGCAACCAGTGCAAAGATTGCAGTAATAAGAACATTTGTCAATTGTGCGTTGTCCATTGTTTAACTTTTATTGAATGATGTATCTTTGATAAATAAAGGTGAATATGTGCAAACAAAGTCATCAATTACACTGTCATCAGCACCCCAATTTTGAAGAATTGAATTCGGAATAATCATTGTAAAATTTTGATTCAAATCCCTTGTTCCGCCATCTGCATCAACAAACAACAATGAACAACTTGCTTCTGCATCTGTTATATTTCTGCTTAATGTAACGGTCCAATAAAGTGCATTACATGTCTTTTCTAAAAGTGATCCGGTTTTAAATGGTTGTAATCTTAAGTAATTCATAAATTGTTTTTAATAAAGTATAAAATAAGGAACTTGATGTACTATCGTTGTTGTACTCATTGCAACAGATGAAGGTGGTGTAGTAGTTGCGTTTGAAATATAACTTGAAATTTTTATTCCATTGGTATTTATTGCAGTTGGTGGCTCAATAAAACCTGCTTGCATAATTGATCCACTTGCAATTGTTGGTGTTCCTGCTGATCCACTTGCTTCATAACCTAAAAAATAAGTTCCTTTTGGTAAGTAATACGGTGTTATTGCAACATTTTTCCAACTATTTATTGTTGCATTGTCCCAAAATGTTGCACTATTTGATGTATATGTTAATCTTGTTAATGTTCCACCGCTTAAAGAATATATTGCAACACCATTGTAATTGGTTGCAGTTAATGCAGTTGCTGCTCTACTCAAAAATGCAATACCTCTTATAGAATCTGATACATTCCAATTGAATGGATAAAAATATAATCGTGGTGATGTCAATGATAATTGAGATGTAACACTTGCATAAGTACAACCATAAGGTTCGGCTTTAATTCCTAAACCTAATGATTGCAATAAATCTAAATCAGTTGGTTTTTGATTTATTCTGTTGCTCAAAGATGCTGTGTCTGTTGCATTTAATTTTGTTGCAACTAAATTACTTTTTGCATAAGGTGTCAACATCGTTGCAGTGTCACTTATATTTACCTTTGTTGCTATTGATGCATTGACAACATTTGTTCTTGAATAAGGTGCAAGCATTACTGATGTATCTGCAATGTTTAATTTACCATTTATTCGTGTTGAATAACTACTTAGCATTGTTGAAGTATCACTGATGTTCAACTTTGTATTTACTAAATTAATACGTGCATAAGGACTAAGCATGTTTGCTGTATCTAAAGGACTTATGCCGGTCCCTGCCATGATTCCACTTTGTTGTGTAACAGTTAAAATTGCAGATGCTGTTGATGGATGGGGAGATGCTGCAGAAGCAGTTATTATCTTTACATTTAAATTATCTACTGCCCACATTAATTCCAAAGAATCATTGCTACTAACTGCAACAACATAATTCCAAGCTGCAACAACTGGTGATGCATTTGCACTTCCTGTCAATACAATTTTACCATTTGTTCCTACTAAATTTACATTATTTTTTCTTAACCAAATATCTGCAATCATATTTCCACTGCCACCAGTTTTTTCGAGTTGTAAAGAAAATTGAATGTTGTAAATTCCAGCATTTGCAAATTTTATTTTTGAATTGTTTTCAACTGTAACACCATTTGTTAAATCAGTAATACCTAATTTAACACCATAAGCAGTATTTATAACAGCTGCTGATTGTAATGTTGTATCATAAAATGCACCATAATATCCAACAGGTGCCGGATTAGTTCCAACACTATCTTTGATTGCAAACCTATTCGCACCAACAAAATAAATAATTGAATCTTTGCCCGGTGTTCTTGTAATTCTTTTTACAAATTGATTTGTTGTGTCAATTGATGGAATTGTAATATTTCCATTTACATCAGCAGTATTTCCATTTACAGACAAAGGAATTGTTCCACTTGTTTGTGGTACTTGAAGTGATACATTGCCACCTGGTGAAGTTGCAATTTCAACATATTGACCTGCACCGCCACCAAACTTTAAAAATCCATTAACACCATCATTTACTTTGAACATTTCGGGATTAGATGTATTTGAAAGAACAAAACTTCCATTACTACTTTTTGTGGCATTTAAGTAATCTCCATTTGTATAAAAACTTAATAATGGAATTGTTATTCCATTTGTACTTGTAGAACCTGCAGTTGTTACCTGTTGCAATGTTGGTATTGTTCCAACACTATCTTTGTATTGAAATACAAACACCCCATTTTTACGTGCAAAAACACTGTCGTTTCTGCGTCTTAATGAATCAATACGTTGATTGATTCTGTTGCTTAAACTTGTTGTGTCAATTGATGATCCACCACCGATTGATGTCCATTTAACACCATTTCCAAGATAGATTGCACCATTAAGTGATACAGCACCAAGCTTATTGATAACCGTGTCTGTTGGCATTATAAATGCCTCACGTGCTTGTAATCTTTTGTAACTGAAACCATAGTCATAAGATTTGAAATACTTGTTTGTATCATTCGTGTTCACCTGTGCTTTTGCAAACAAAGTAAATAAACAAAGTAAAATTGTAATTAAGTGCTTCATATTATCTGTAAAGGATTTGTAATTTTTGAAATTCCTGCAATTCTAATGGTAATGTCAATGATCCTGTTGCTGCATTAAAATAATATTCTTGCATTGATGGAACTGGCAAACCTGATGGTGTGGACAAATTCTGTCCAACAAAAACAAGCAGCAAAGTTTTATTAATCAATTCAGGAATAATCTTTGTTGTTGTTTCACTTGCTGTTCCAACATACACATATTTCAACACTGAATCCTGATTAAATGTAATTGTTTCAAATGGTGAACCCGGTTCAAACACCACATCATCAGCAGGCACTGCACATCTGTCTTGAACATTATCAACTCCAATGGTTACACTTGTTCTTACAGCAATGGTCATATCTTCAAACTTCTCACGGAAATATTCAAGATCATAAGTTGTGTTAATGGTCCAAATATCCTGATAACCTGTATAGTTTATCATTGCAAGAAAATCTTCAGCAATGCTAGTCAAATCACTCATAACATCAAG